CTCATATTTTTCCTTTAACTTTGCTACTTTATTATCTAATTCTGTAAGAAATAAGACAACTTCTTTCTCCAACATTGCAGAGTACTCAGGGTCAAACTCGACCTCTTGCACAAACAACTGAAGATGCTCTGGTAAGCGATTGTCAAAACTGACAAAATCGCACCATTTTCTGTGACAGCACAGCATCTGCCATTGCATTTGCGTGATGTATTTAGTCGGCACTTTGCCTGATAACAGCGTATCAATGTGTGTGGCCGTGTTAGGGCATTTAATCTCTACCAAGCCATCGTCAGCAACCAATCCATCTGGGCTTGCGCCTGACATTTCTATGCGTGGGTGGTTGATAAAGCCGACTTCTTTTACCAAAAGATTACGGGCGTTCTCATAAGCAGACCTGGCTAACGGCTCAGTCTGCGTTCCCCATTCCATAGCTGCATTGGTAAACGATTCGCCCTTTTGACCAGTAAGGCGCTCACAGATTAACTGCGCCATATAGTTATCTCTGCTTGCTGAATAGCCAGTCTTAGTCTTGGCTATTACATCTGCTACCCGTGAGGCAGTTACCTTACCCAAGCGGGCGGTAAACCATTCATTGCTTTGCTGTTCCATTAGTTTTTCCCAAATTTATGATTGTTCCAAATATCGGGTCGGCATTTCTTTTCGACCTTCATCATGTGTTGATACCTACCTGAGCAATCCTCACAAATAGTGCAAGGCTCATTTGCTACCCGCGCACAGTCTTTCCATTCCTCATAAAGTTTCATGGTTGGAAAACACATGGGCTTTATGTACGCTGGTAGTTCAATCATCCAAGTTTCCGCTTCATCATGTCTTTAGCAGCTGTGACGGCTGTTAACCATTCTTTATCGTTGCCGGCTGCTTTATAGGCATCCTTAAACGCATCTTGTAAACCTTCAACAGTCTTAGCGTCTTGTATAGCGGTCAAGTGGTCTTGCATAGCGTTATTGTTTGCTTTGACTGGCTTGCTACCAGCGTTGCCATCGTCATCTTCTGGGGCTATACCGCAAGCAGCCATAAGGCTATATCTACGGGCATAGGTCAACGCGCTGGCGTAGCCTTGGGGGTCGTGTTTAACAGCGGGGAAGTGGACTATTCCGCACTCAAGCATTTCGCCTGATTCGTGGACAAACACAGTCTCTACCATTACCCCGTTGTCGCAGTCGTAGTTTTTTTGCAACAGATATATTCCGTTGTCATTTAGCGCGTCTACAACAGCCTCAACGCAAGCGGAGAGGTCAGCATAGCGTGAGCGGAAATGCGGGTTAGTGGCGGTCTTTAAAGCAGGCCCAAAAGCCTTTTGTGCTTTGACAAGAGCAGTTGCAATGTTTTTCATATTTATCCTTAATAAGAGTAACGAGGGCCACAGGTGACCTCTACGACTGTTTCGACTGAATAGCCATTGATATAGCGTTTGGCATAGATTGGTATAGCGCGTAAGCCGGCTGTCTCGCATTGTTTAACAGCGTCTATAACCTCATTGCGACCCATGTGCTGAATTTTGGCATCGACAATAAGTTCTTGGCTAACAGACTTCATAGGTTGTTGTTGAGCGCAACCCACCATCAATAAAAGTAATAGTGCGTATTTCATTTAGTTTCCTGTAATTATTAGGGCAAAGATAAGACCAGCAACAAAGCCTGATAGCCAAAAGATTACTTGGTCTGCTTTAGTGGGTTTTGTGGGGGTGTATGGGCCGTCAATCATGCTAGTTCCTTCTTGGATTCGTAGCGGTCGATAGCAGCTGACAGTTTCTGTTCGTAAACTTCTTCTTTTACGGCTTTGGCGTATTGGCGTTCAAAGTCTTGGATAACTGTGTCGCGCAACATATCGCTAATCTCTACACCGCCTACATAAGCAAAATAAAGATTGCCAGAGTAGGGGTCAAAGAAACAATCTACGTCAGTAACGTAATCGTAGTCACAGACCATGCGTTCGCAGTCTGTGTGTTCTTGTGCGTAATTCATACTAACTCCTAAAAAGACCGCTTGCTATTTGCTACGGCATGGCGTAACTATATTAGATTTCTAATGTCCTAGTCAAGTGCGGGGTTATTAGAGAACTAATGTAGAATTTTCAGCATGACAAAACAAGAAATTATCAAATTGGCAGGCTCACAGGATGCGCTTGCCAAGATTCTGGGAATCACCCAAGGTGCGGTTTCGCAATGGGGAGACAAGATTCCAGAAGGCCGTTACTGGCAGCTGATGGTTTTGAAACCTGAGTGGTTTAAGTCATAATTGTTTTGAACACGGCTAGGTCTGAAGTCATGAGCAGACCGAAAAGGGTTACGCCTTCCCCTGCCGATGTTTCTTTTAAGGTGCGTAAAAGGCATAAAAATGCAAATAAAGAACTGGAAAAAGTTTCAACACTTTAAGGATAGAAAACCGCCTTGGGTAAAGTTGTATCGAGATTTACTTGATGACATAGAGTGGTTTGAACTTGACCCTAAAGCTGCAAAAGTCTTAGTAATGCTGTGGTTAATAGCCAGCGAAGACGATGGCAACATACCAACTGCAAAACAACTGGCTTTTCGATTAAGAATGTCAGAAAAAGAAACAGAAGTTTGCATTTCCAAGTTGTCTCATTGGCTGGAACAAGGTGATAACGAAATAATATCAACACGATATCAAGATGATGCACCAGAGACAGAGACAGAGACAGAGATAGAGACAGAATGTATTAGCCCACCTAGCGGTGGTCTGCCAAACTGTGACCATGAAAAAGTAATAGCCCTATATCACCAGCATCTACCAACATTACGCAAGGTGGAAATATGGAACGATGCCCGTAAAGGCTACTTACGGCAGAGATGGAGGGAAGTAGCAGAAGAACTAGCCAAAGAAAAAGATGTGCAAGTTTCGGACATACTGACTTGGTTTGCTGAATTCTTTAGCCATATCAGCCAATCTAAATTCTTGACAGGCAGGGTAAACAGTAAGGATGGTCGCGCTTTTGTGGCTGACCTAGAGTGGATACTTAAACCATCCAATTTTGCAAAAATCATCGAAGGAAAATACCATGGCACTAACTAATTTTCGTAACAATGTAAAACAAGAATCTGGCTTTGATGAAGAGCAAAGATTGATGTGTAGTTATCCTGGCTGCCACAAGCGCTGGACAGTCCATGTTAGCGGTGATAAGCCTAAATGCTCAGAGCATCAATGGGGCAAAGAAAAAACAACTTACTCGCATCCTACTATTGAGAAATCAGTCACCCAGACTGTCCAACAATGGTATGAGAAGGAGGAATTTTGAATGAGTTGGCTTTATTCGCGGGTGCTGGCGGAGGAATACTTGGCGGACACCTCCTTGGATGGAGAACAGTCTGTGCAGTCGAGTGGGAATCCTATCCCGCAAGCGTACTGTGCGCCAGGCAAAATGACGGACTTATCCCGCCTTTCCCGATTTGGGATGATGTACAAACCTTTGACGGAAAACCTTGGCGCGGAATTGTTGACGTCGTATCTGGCGGATTTCCATGCCAAGACATCAGCGCAGGGGGAAAAGGAGAAGGAATCGAAGGAGAACGAAGCGGAATGTGGCGAGAAATGGCACGGGTCATTCACGAAGTACGACCAAGATTTGTGTTCGTGGAAAACTCACCAATGCTCACTTCTAGGGGACTCGGAACAGTTCTTGGAGACTTGGCCACAATGGGGTTTGATGCGAAATGGGGAGTGTTGGGAGCTGCAGACGTTGGCGCAAACCATCAAAGGGACAGAATCTGGATTGTTGGAAAAAATGTGGCCAACACCGACTGTGGCTTGCGTGGAGGGCGGGGAACAATCAGACAGAGTGGAAAAGACAAAAGCGGGAGGGTACATATTAAGGAAATTGAACAAACCGAATATGACTTATGGTGCAAAACTTTCGGATGCAGTCCTATACGAAGAGAAGAAACAGAATCCAGAAACTGGTGGAAAGTTGAACCCAATGTGGGCAGAGTGGTTGATGGGTTGGCCACTAGGGTGGAGCAAGTTAGAGCCATTGGAAACGGACAAGTCCCATTGTGTGCAGCAACTGCATGGAGAATCCTAAGTGAATAAAAAAGAAGCCCATGAATTACTTGATGCAAGACGGGGAGGACTCTCAGTCTTACCGAGCGCGATTGATACAGCACTATTCCTCACAGGAGACCTTGGAGGAAATGCGCTGGTGTTTAGCGAGGGAATGGATAAATCGTTACAACAAGAAAGTCAAAGATGTTGGCAAAGTAAAGGCAACAACATGGTGGCACACTCAGGCCGATATTATGGAAGCGAAGAATGGTTTAGAGCAAATTACGGATTTAAAGAGGCGAATGAATGACCTCAGAAGAAATAACCAAAATGTGGCTTGATTCAGCATTTGACCCTTATGTTTTTGCTGAAATGGTTGCCAAAGCAGAACGGGAAGAATGTGCAGCTTTGTGCGAAGAAGAGCGCATAGATGCTGTCCATTACTCAGCCCCTACTCAGTCAAATTGGTTAGCAAAGAAAATCCGAGCCAAATGATTCATTACCACGGCACACCTATATCGCCAATAAAAGCGATTGAAACTATGGGTGGCAAACATTTTTGCGTGTCTTATGCTAGACCAGATGACCTCAAACGCTGTTTACGCCTTGGGCAAAGCCTAATGCTAGATAACGGGGCATTTAGCGCCTACACCCGTGGGCTTAAATTTGACCGCGATGGGTTTTATGAGTGGGTAGAGCCTTTGTTAGCCCATCCGCATTGGGCGGTAGTTCCAGATGTAATTGATGGAACTGTTGAACAACAAAGGGAAATGGTCAAAACATGGCCGTTCCGCAAAGAGTTTGGGATTCCAGTTTGGCATTTAGGACTACCCATTGACTACCTATTGGAAATCTCAGACCAATGGGGGCGTGTGTGTTTTGGGTCGGCTGGTGAATACTGGCATATTGGCACTACGAAATGGTGCGGAAGAATGGATGAGGCATTTAACGCTTTGTCTAAGACTTTTGGAAAACTGCCTTGGGTTCACGGACTTAGGATGTTGGGTCAGGCAGCTGGCCCTTGGCCTCTCGCCAGCGCAGATTCCACTAATGTTGCCCTACACCATGCCGAACACGCCCCTTGTGCGGGATGTATGGCTAAACGCATAGATTCAACAAACCCACCCATTAAATGGGAAAACAAACCTTTACAGAAATCATTTTTATGAGATACGCCAAAAGAGTTGACGCTAACCAAGACCAGATAGTTTCAGCCCTACGCGCAGCTGGCGCTTACGTCTGGATTATTGGGTTACCAGTTGACCTTTTGGTTGGCTACAAAGGTCATACTTTTCTTGTTGAGGTCAAAGATGGCGCTAAAAAGCGTTTAACGCCCCTACAAGACGAGTTTTTCCAAAGTTGGGTTGGTGGCACATTGGCGCGTATAGACAACGCTGAAGCGGCTCTACGAATGATTGGGGTACTCAAATGAATCCATTTTTAATAAAAGAGCCAACTTGCATCAGTTTTTCTGGAGGTAGAACATCTGGATATATGCTTTGGCGCATATTACAGGCTCACCAGATGAGCCTGCCAGAAGAAGCAATAGTTTGTTTTGCCAATACAGGTAAAGAAGACGAGGCAACTTTAAAATTTGTCCAGGCTTGCTCTGATAACTGGAATGTTGAAATACATTGGCTGGAATATAGGGATGCTGACCCTGCGTTTGTGCGAGTTGATTTTGAGACGGCCAGCAGGAATGGTGAGCCATTTGAGGCGCTTATACGAAAACGCCAATATTTGCCTAACCCAGTTACTAGGTTTTGCACCTCAGAATTAAAAATTCGCACTATCCATAAATATCTTAAGTCGATGGGTTGGGAACACAACGAGACTATGGATTGGGTCGGAATGAGGGCTGACGAACAAAGACGCGCTGCCAAAATTGCTGATAAATCAAGAATTCCATTGGTAACTGCTGGCGTAACAAAAGAAACAGTAGGTGATTTTTGGAGAAATCAAACTTTTGACCTTGAATTGCCAAACATGAATGGCGTGACCATGCACGGAAACTGTGACTTATGTTTTCTAAAAGGTGGCGCTCAAGTTTTATCTTTAATTGCTGAAAAGCCAGAGCGGGCAGTCTGGTGGGCAAAAATGGAGGCATTGGCATTGGCATCCAAGCCAAGCGGTGCGGTATTTCGTTCCGACCGCCCATCTTATGCGTCAATGACTAAATTTGCGGCAGAACAAATTGATATGTTTGATAAAAACGAAGAATCTATTGCTTGTTTTTGTGGTGATTAAATGAAGTATCAGTTAACAAGTGAAAGCCAGGCTAAAGCCTTGATGGTCACGCTATGGCCAAAGGTGCTGACAGCTCTTAATGCTGGCAAACCGCTAGTGATGGAGATTAAAGCTGCCGACAAGAGCAGAGACCAAGAGCAGAAGTATCACGCCATGATTAGCGAGATAGCAACGCAAGCCCAACACATGGGCAGTAAATGGGATGCTGAAAGTTGGAAACGATTATTGGTTGACCAGTTTTGTAAAGATATTGGGCTGAAAACGGGCGTAGTTATGCCTAACTTATCTGGCGATGGCATAGTGCAACTAGGCTTTCAGACAAGGAAGTTTACCAAAGAACAAGCGTCAGAATTTGTCGAATGGCTATACGCTTGGGGCGCAGATAGGGGGGTGACTTATGAAACTGATGAATAACCCTTACGCTACGCATATAGACTTTTTTAGTTTTAAGGGTTTTTTTAAAAATAACCCAAATGCAACGCCAAGCAATCTAGACATGATTTTTGAGCGCAAGGGTAAATTCTTAGTAGGTGAGTGGAAACGCCCAAACGAGAAAATAAGCAAAGGGCAAGAAATCTTACTTAAAACCCTAGCCAAGCAGCCAAACTTTGTGGTGCTGATAATCCAAGGCGATACAGACGGGGAGATGGTGGTAAACAAGTATTGGCGCGTGGTCAACGATACTTGCCAACAAGTAGGCGAATCGGCAGAACATTTAAAGGAATATATGAACCTATGGTACGAGTGGGCAGATGAACAATAAACCTACCCTTAAAGAGCGCAACCACCTAGCAAGAATAAAAGAAATGGGCTGCGGGGTATGCGGTGCAACTGGCCCTAGTGACGCGCATCACATCGTTCAGCACGAACAATACTTGTGTATACCGCTATGCAAAGACTGCCACCAAGGCTCGTTTAATGGCATCCACGGGGAAAAACGTATATGGAATGTCTACAAGGTAGACGAAATGTCTGTACTAAACGAGACCATTCGGTCTTTGGTAAGATAAATTCGTTGGTAGCCAAGTAAGGGTTAGCGCCTTACCTTTCATGTTGTGCAAATACAGAAAGACGGAAACACTGCTTTATGTGGCGGCTACCAACACCTTATTTACGAAGTGCAGGAATACCAGCCTCTGGTTGGCCTTGGGC